AGATGTTCGCGTCGGTGAGCGGAGAGGAAACAGATTTCCTTTTTGGAGGATAATAACTTAACTTGACTGCGAACAGTTTTTTAGCAGGGAATTACCCAATGTCTAAAAAACCAGGAAAACCCGGTAGAAACCGGGTTGTCAATATGCTAAAACGCGGCGTATCCCGCGTGAACCCCTTGACGGGGTTGAAGAGGATACTTGGAAGTCTGCTGGATGGCCGTGGACCCGTGCGGTTCATACTAGCCATCCTGACATTCTTCCGATTTACAGCTCTACAGCCAACTGAGGCGCTGAAGCGCAGATGGAGGGCTGTGGACAAAAGAACGGCATTGAAACACCTGAACGGATTTAAACGTGACCTCGGATCCATGCTAGACACCATCAACCGGCGGCCAAGCAAGAAGAGAGGAGGGACCAGATCGTTGCTCGGATTGGCTGCGCTAATTGGACTGGCGAGTTCATTGCAGTTATCAACCTATCAGGGGAAAGTGTTAATGTCAATCAACAAGACTGACGCTCAAAGCGCCATAAACATTCCTAGTGCCAACGGAGCAAACACTTGCATTGTGAGGGCTCTAGATGTGGGGGTCATGTGCAAAGATGACATCACATACCTGTGCCCAGTGCTTTCAGCGGGAAATGATCCCGAGGACATTGACTGTTGGTGTGACGTCGAAGAGGTGTGGGTGCACTACGGCAGATGTACGCGCATGGGACATTCGAGGCGTAGCCGACGGTCAATTTCTGTGCAGCACCATGGAGATTCCACACTGGCAACAAAGAACACGCCATGGTTGGACACCGTGAAAACCACCAAATACTTGACAAAAGTCGAAAACTGGGTTTTGCGCAATCCTGGATATGCCCTAGTTGCGCTGGCGATTGGATGGATGCTAGGTAGCAACAACACACAGAGAGTGGTTTTTGTGATCATGCTGATGCTGATTGCTCCGGCATACAGCTTCAACTGTCTGGGAACATCAAACAGGGACTTTGTCGAGGGAGCCAGTGGGGCAACATGGATTGACTTGGTACTTGAAGGGGGAAGCTGTGTTACAGTGATGGCACCAGAGAAACCAACACTGGACTTCAAGGTGATGAAGATGGAGGCTACCGAGTTAGCCACTGTGCGTGAGTATTGTTACGAAGCAACCTTGGACACGCTGTCAACAGTGGCAAGGTGCCCTACAACAGGAGAGGCTCACAACACCAAAAGGAGTGACCCAACATTTGTCTGCAAAAGAGATGTTGTGGACCGCGGATGGGGTAACGGATGTGGCCTGTTTGGAAAAGGGAGCATTGACACATGCGCTAAGTTCACATGCAAAAACAAGGCAACAGGGAAGACGATCTTGAGAGAAAACATCAAGTATGAGGTTGCAATTTTTGTGCATGGTTCAACGGACTCTACGTCACATGGCAATTACTCTGAGCAGATTGGGAAAAACCAAGCGGCTAGATTCACCATAAGCCCGCAAGCACCGTCCTTTACGGCCAACATGGGCGAGTATGGAACAGTTACCATTGATTGTGAAGCAAGATCAGGAATCAACACGGAGGATTATTATGTCTTCACTGTCAAGGAGAAGTCATGGCTAGTGAACAGGGACTGGTTTCACGACTTGAACCTTCCATGGACGAGCCCTGCCACAACTGATTGGCGCAACAGAGAAACACTGGTGGAATTTGAGGAACCGCATGCCACCAAGCAAACTGTAGTAGCCCTAGGATCGCAAGAAGGTGCCCTGCACACAGCATTGGCTGGAGCTATTCCAGCCACTGTTAGCAGCTCAACCCTAACCTTGCAATCAGGGCATCTGAAATGCAGAGCTAAGCTTGACAAGGTCAAAATCAAGGGAACGACATATGGCATGTGTGATTCTGCCTTCACCTTCAGCAAGAACCCAACTGACACAGGGCACGGGACAGTGATTGTGGAACTGCAGTATACTGGAAGCAACGGACCCTGCCGAGTTCCCATCTCCGTGACTGCAAACCTCATGGATTTGACACCGGTTGGAAGACTGGTCACGGTCAATCCTTTTATAAGCACAGGGGGAGCGAACAACAAGGTCATGATCGAAGTTGAACCACCCTTTGGCGATTCTTACATCGTCGTCGGAAGAGGCACCACCCAGATTAACTACCACTGGCACAAAGAAGGAAGCAGCATTGGTAAGGCTTTGGCGACCACATGGAAAGGAGCCCAACGGCTAGCCGTCTTAGGGGACACAGCGTGGGACTTTGGATCTATTGGAGGAGTTTTCAATTCAATTGGCAAAGCTGTCCACCAAGTTTTCGGAGGAGCGTTCAGGACCCTGTTCGGGGGAATGTCCTGGATCACACAGGGACTACTTGGAGCTCTTCTCCTGTGGATGGGGTTGCAGGCCCGCGACAGGAGCATCTCGCTGACTCTACTGGCTGTTGGAGGGATTCTTATCTTTCTGGCAACCAGCGTGCAAGCCGATTCGGGATGTGCAATTGACCTACAACGACGTGAATTGAAATGTGGAGGAGGCATCTTCGTGTACAACGACGTTGAGAAGTGGAAGAGCGACTACAAGTATTTCCCTCTGACTCCAACTGGACTCGCGCGTGTGATTCAAGAGGCGCATGCCAATGGCATCTGTGGCATCCGATCAACGTCACGGTTGGAGCACTTGATGTGGGAGAACATACAGAGAGAGCTAAACGCAATCTTTGAAGACAATGAGATTGACTTGTCAGTTGTAGTGCAAGAAGATCCCAAATACTACAAAAGGGCTCCCCGACGCCTGAAGAAGCTGGAGGATGAATTGGACTACGGATGGAAGAAATGGGGAAAAACCCTGTTTGTGGAACCCAGACTTGGAAACAACACATTTGTTGTTGATGGACCCGAGACCAAGGAGTGTCCAACAGCAAACAGAGCATGGAACAGTTTCAAAGTGGAAGACTTTGGATTTGGCATGGTGTTCACTCGATTGTGGCTCACAATCCGGGAGGAAAACACAACGGAATGCGATTCGGCAATCATCGGCACAGCTATAAAAGGAGACAGAGCTGTTCACAGTGACCTATCGTATTGGATTGAGAGCAAAAAGAATGAGACATGGCAACTGGAACGAGCCGTCATGGGAGAAGTGAAATCTTGTACCTGGCCAGAAACGCACACCCTGTGGGGTGATGGTGTTGTTGAAAGCGAAATGATCATCCCGGTGACATTAGGAGGTCCAAAAAGCCATCACAACAAGAGAAACGGATACTATACACAGACAAAAGGACCCTGGAGTGAAGGAGAAATAATCCTGGACTTTGACTACTGTCCAGGAACAACAGTCACCGTTACTGAACATTGTGGAAACAGGGGAGCGTCGCTGCGCACAACCACAGCGAGTGGCAAGCTGGTCACTGATTGGTGTTGCAGGAGCTGTTCCTTGCCACCACTGCGATACACCACAAAAGATGGATGCTGGTATGGAATGGAAATCCGGCCGGTGAAGGAGGAGGAAGCAAAGCTTGTGAAATCTCGAGTGACAGCTGGAGTTGCAGGAGGGATGGAACCATTCCAACTTGGTCTCCTGGTAGCATTCATAGCCACACAAGAAGTGCTGAAACGCAGATGGACTGGGAAGCTGACCCTGACCTCACTAGCAGTATGTTTGGCACTGTTGATTTTTGGAAACCTAACATACATGGACCTGGTGCGATACCTGGTCCTTGTTGGAACTGCTTTTGCGGAAATGAACACTGGAGGCGATGTGATCCACCTAGCACTTGTTGCTGTCTTCAAAGTGCAGCCAGCATTTTTGGCGGGTCTGTTTTTAAGAATGCAGTGGAGCAACCAGGAAAACATCTTGATGGTTATTGGAGCAGCTTTTCTCCAAATGGCGGCCAATGACTTGAAGCTTGAGGTCCTTCCGATACTCAACGCCATGTCCATTGCGTGGATGCTGATAAGGGCAATGAAAGAAGGTAAAGTGGCGATGTACGCTCTTCCCATCTTGTGTGCTTTGACTCCAGGAATGAGGATGGCTGGGCTTGATGTCATCAGATGTTTGTTGTTGATAATTGGGATTGTAACACTTCTGAATGAAAGAAGAGAAAGTGTGGCCAAGAAAAAAGGCGGCTACTTGCTCGCAGCGGCCCTCTGCCAAGCTGGAGTGTGCAGTCCCTTGATTATGATGGGAGGCTTAATCCTGGCTCACCCCAACGGGAAAAGGAGTTGGCCGGCGAGTGAGGTCTTAACTGGAGTTGGACTGATGTGCGCTTTGGCAGGAGGTCTTCTCGAGTTTGAGGAAACCTCAATGGTGGTCCCTTTTGCAATAGCCGGACTGATGTATATCACATACACCGTCTCAGGAAAAGCCGCAGAAATGTGGATTGAAAAAGCAGCAGACATCACATGGGAACAGAATGCCGAGATCACCGGAACCAGCCCCAGGCTTGATGTTGACCTTGACTCACATGGCAACTTCAAGCTCCTGAACGACCCTGGAGCTCCAGTGCACTTGTTTGCGCTGAGATTCATACTCCTGGGCTTGAGTGCACGATTCCATTGGTTCATTCCATTCGGAGTACTGGGGTTTTGGCTACTTGGCAAACACTCGAAGCGAGGAGGAGCATTGTGGGACGTGCCGTCACCAAAAGTGTATCCAAAGTGTGAGACAAAACCAGGAATCTATCGAATCATGACTAGAGGAATTTTGGGCACTTTCCAAGCCGGAGTCGGTGTGATGCACGAAGGAGTTTTTCACACAATGTGGCACGCAACTGAAGGAGCAGTCCTACGAAATGGAGAAGGAAGACTAGATCCGTATGCAGGAGATGTCCGGAATGATCTGATCTCGTATGGAGGTCCCTGGAAGCTGAGTGCCACTTGGGATGGAACTGAGGAGGTCCAAATGATTGCAGTAGCTCCGGGGAAACCAGCCATTAATGTCCAGACAACACCAGGAGTGTTTAAGACCCCGCTCGGGACCATTGGAGCCGTGACGCTTGATTTCCCAAAAGGAACATCAGGTTCTCCAATTATCAACAAGAAAGGGGAAATCATTGGGCTCTATGGAAATGGGGTATTGATTGGACAGGGCGAATATGTTAGTGGCATCATCCAAGGGGAAAGGACAGAAGAACCAATTCCAGATGCATACAATGAGGAAATGCTCCGGAAGAGAAAACTAACAGTACTGGAATTGCATCCGGGAGCTGGAAAGACCAGAAAGGTGTTGCCCCAAATCATCAAAGATTGCATCCAAAAACGCTTGCGAACGGCCGTGCTAGCTCCCACTCGGGTAGTGGCTTGTGAGATCGCTGAAGCGTTAAAAGGACTGCCAATCCGTTACCTAACACCAGCCGTGAGGAATGAACATCAGGGCAATGAGATAGTTGACGTGATGTGCCATGCCACGCTCACACAGAAACTGCTGACACCGACCCGGGTTCCCAACTACCAAGTGTACATCATGGATGAGGCCCACTTCATTGATCCAGCAAGCATTGCTGCTCGTGGGTATATCTCAACAAAAGTGGAATTGGGGGAAGCAGCTGCCATCTTTATGACGGCAACTCCACCAGGAACAAATGACCCTTTTCCAGATTCAAATTCTCCCATACTGGATGTTGAGGCCCAGGTTCCGGATAAGGCGTGGAGCACCGGGTATGAGTGGATCACCAACTTCACAGGGAGGACTGTGTGGTTTGTTCCCAGTGTGAAAAGTGGGAACGAAATTGCCATCTGCCTACAAAAAGCAGGAAAGCGAGTGATTCAACTAAACAGGAAAAGCTTTGACACAGAATACCCTAAGACAAAGAACAACGAATGGGATTTTGTTGTGACTACTGATATATCAGAGATGGGGGCTAACTTTGGAGCGCACAGAGTCATCGACAGCCGCAAGTGTGTGAAACCAGTCATCTTGGAAGATGATGATCGAGTCATCCTCAATGGACCCATGGCAATCACATCAGCGAGCGCAGCACAGCGCAGAGGCCGCATTGGAAGAAATCCTTCGCAGATTGGAGATGAGTACCATTATGGGGGTGCAACCAATGAGGACGACCATGATCTGGCCAACTGGACTGAAGCAAAGATTCTCCTTGACAACATATACCTCCCAAACGGACTGGTGGCACAAATGTACCAGCCCGAGCGAGATAAGGTTTTCACCATGGATGGGGAGTTTCGATTGCGTGGAGAAGAAAGGAAGAACTTTGTTGAGCTGATGCGCAACGGTGACCTCCCAGTGTGGTTAGCTTACAAAGTAGCCTCTAATGGACACAGTTACCAAGACCGCTCATGGTGTTTTACAGGACAAACCAACAACACAATCCTGGAAGACAACAACGAAGTTGAAGTTTTCACCAAAACTGGAGACAGGAAAATTCTCAGGCCAAAGTGGATGGATGCGCGGGTCTGCTGCGACTACCAAGCGCTCAAGTCATTTAAAGAGTTTGCAGCAGGGAAGAGATCAGCGCTGGGCATGATGGAGGTCATGGGTAGAATGCCAAATCACTTCTGGGAAAAGACAGTTGCCGCTGCAGACACACTGTATCTCCTAGGAACCAGTGAGGCAAACAGTAGGGCACACAAAGAGGCACTGGCAGAACTGCCAGATTCCCTGGAAACGCTTCTCCTGATTGGAATGCTATGCGTCATGTCAATGGGTACGTTCATTTTTCTCATGAACAGGAAAGGAGTTGGTAAAATGGGACTGGGAGCATTTGTGATGACTCTTGCAACGGCATTGCTTTGGGCAGCAGAAGTTCCCGGAACGCAGATAGCTGGAGTTTTGTTGATAGTGTTTCTATTGATGATTGTGTTGATTCCAGAACCTGAGAAGCAACGGTCCCAGACTGACAATCAACTGGCTGTCTTCTTGATATGCATCATGACCCTCATGGGTGTGGTGGCGGCGAATGAAATGGGCCTTTTGGAAAAAACCAAGTCTGACATTGCCAAGTTGTTTGGCAGCCAACCTGGATCGGTGGGATTTGCAACAAGAACAACACCTTGGGATATCAGCCTTGACATCAAACCAGCCACCGCATGGGCACTGTATGCAGCAGCAACAATGGTCATGACACCCTTGATAAAGCATCTCATCACGACACAGTACGTGAATTTTTCACTAACAGCCATTGCATCCCAAGCTGGTGTACTATTAGGTTTGACCAATGGAATGCCATTCACTGCTATGGATCTATCGGTGCCATTATTGGTGCTAGGGTGTTGGAATCAGATGACCCTGCCAAGTTTGGCCGTTGCAGTGATGCTTTTGGCTATCCACTATGCATTCATGATCCCAGGCTGGCAGGCTGAAGCAATGAGAGCAGCCCAGCGGAGAACAGCGGCTGGCATTATGAAAAACGCTGTGGTCGACGGGATTGTAGCAACCGACATACCAGACCTGTCACCGGCGACCCCAATGACAGAGAAGAAAATGGGTCAAATCCTGCTCATCGCTGCAGCAGTGTTAGCTGTGCTCGTCCGGCCTGGGATCTGTTCGATCAAAGAATTTGGGGTCTTAGGGTCAGCAGCCCTTGTGACGCTAATCGAAGGAACGGCCGGAGTTGTCTGGAATTGCACAACAGCGGTTGGCCTCTGTAACCTCATGAGGGGAGGGTGGTTAGCTGGAATGTCTATCACGTGGACAGTCTACAAGAACGTGGACAAGCCCAAGGGAAAGCGTGGAGGAGGAAAAGGAGCCACTCTTGGAGAGATCTGGAAGTCAAGACTGAATCAGTTGACACGAGCCGAATTCATGGCATACAGGAAAGATGGAATCGTGGAAGTAGACAGAGCCCCCGCCAGGAAAGCCAGGAGAGAAGGGCGTCTCACAGGTGGCCACCCAGTGTCCAGAGGGTCAGCAAAATTAAGATGGATAACAGAAAGAGGATTCGTCAAACCCATGGGAAAGGTTGTTGACTTAGGCTGTGGACGAGGAGGGTGGAGCTACTACTGCGCAACCCTGAAGCATGTTCAAGAAGTGAAAGGATTCACAAAGGGCGGACCAGGCCATGAAGAACCGCAGCTCATGCAAAGCTATGGATGGAATCTGGTCCACATGAAAAGTGGAGTGGACGTGTTCCATAAGCCAGCTGAGCCAGCTGACACTGTGCTCTGTGACATTGGAGAGTCAAACCCAAGCTGTGAGGTGGAGGAAGCCCGAACAGCAAGAGTGTTGGACATGGTTGAGGAATGGTTGAAGAAAGGAGCCACTGAGTTCTGCATAAAAGTCCTGTGTCCATACACGCCCAAAATCATTGAGAAGTTGGAAAAACTGCAACGGAAGTATGGAGGAGGCCTGGTCAGAGTCCCCTTGTCTAGAAACTCGACACATGAGATGTACTGGGTTAGTGGGGCGGCTGGAAACATCATACACGCCGTCAGCATGACTAGCCAGGTACTCATGGGGAGGATGGACAAACAGAACAGAAGTGGGCCTCGCTACGAGGAAGATGTGAATTTGGGAAGCGGAACGCGCTCTGTTGGAAAGCTCACAGAGAAGCCAGACCCCCGGAAAGTTGGGGAAAGGATACGGAGATTGAGGGAAGAATACCAACAAACGTGGACGTATGACCACAACAACCCATATAGAACGTGGAACTATCATGGAAGTTATGAAGTGAAACCAACYGGATCAGCTAGCTCGATGGTGAACGGAGTCGTGAGGCTCCTTTCAAAACCATGGGATATGATCACAAACGTGACCACTATGGCCATGACTGACACCACGCCCTTTGGTCAACAAAGGGTGTTCAAAGAAAAGGTTGACACAAAGGCTCCCGAACCACCACTAGGAGTCGCCCAAATCATGGATGTGACAACAGACTGGCTGTGGGACTTCGTTGCCCGGGAAAAGAAACCAAGAGTTTGTACCCCAGAAGAATTCAAAGCAAAGGTGAACAGCCATGCAGCTCTGGGAGCCATGTTTGAAGAGCAAAATCAGTGGAGTAGCGCCCGTGAAGCTGTGGAAGATCCAAAGTTCTGGGAAATGGTTGATGAAGAAAGAGAAGCTCATCTTAAAGGAGAGTGTCACACATGCATCTACAACATGATGGGGAAGCGTGAGAAAAAGACTGGAGAGTTTGGGAAGGCTAAAGGAAGCAGAGCCATTTGGTACATGTGGTTGGGAGCTCGGTTCTTGGAGTTTGAAGCCCTTGGGTTCCTAAATGAAGACCACTGGATGAGCCGCGAGAACTCCTATGGAGGAGTTGAGGGGAAAGGACTCCAGAAACTTGGATACATCCTGCAAGAAATCTCCCAAATTCCAGGAGGAAAGATGTACGCAGATGACACAGCCGGCTGGGACACCCGGATCACAAAAGAAGACTTGAAAAATGAAGCAAAAATAACAAAGAGAATGGAAGAAAGGCATAGAAAGCTTGCGGAGGCGATCATTGATCTAACCTACCGCCATAAGGTGGTGAAAGTCATGAGACCAGGGCCTGATGGTAAAACCTACATGGATGTCATCTCCAGAGAAGACCAAAGGGGCAGTGGACAGGTGGTCACATATGCCCTGAACACCTTCACCAACCTGGCCGTTCAACTGATAAGATGCATGGAGGCTGAAGGGGTGGTAGATGAGGATGACATTACGAGAGTGAGACTTGGACGGTTGGCCAAAGCGGTCGAGTGGCTGAGGAAGAATGGACCTGAACGATTGAGCAGAATGGCAGTGAGTGGGGACGACTGTGTTGTGAAACCAATTGATGACAGATTTGCCACTGCACTCCACTTTCTCAACAACATGTCAAAGATCAGAAAGGACATTCAGGAGTGGAAACCTTCAACAGGCTGGCACAACTGGCAAGAGGTGCCCTTCTGCTCACACCACTTCAATGAACTAATGCTGAAGGATGGGCGGACCATCGTGGTGCCATGTAGGAGCCAGGATGAGCTGATTGGCAGAGCCAGAATCTCACCAGGAGCAGGATGGAATGTGAAAGAGACAGCCTGCTTGAGCAAATCCTATGCTCAGATGTGGTTGCTTATGTACTTCCACAGGCGGGACCTCAGAATGATGGCAAATGCCATTTGTTCAGCTGTCCCAGTCAACTGGGTCCCAACTGGACGTACCACATGGTCAATTCATGGGAAGGGCGAATGGATGACAACAGAAGACATGTTGAGTGTCTGGAACCGTGTGTGGATTGAAGAGAATGAATACATGAAAGACAAAACACCATTGGCGGCTTGGAACGACATTCCATACCTAGGAAAGAGAGAGGACATCTGGTGTGGAAGCCTTATCGGAACAAGGACCAGAGCCACCTGGGCTGAGAACATCTACGCTCCAATCATGCAGATCCGCAACCTCATCGGGGAAGAGGAGTACAGAGACTACATGGTTGCCCAAAACAGATTTGGTAGGGAAGAAACTCATGTGGTAGGAGGAGTGCTGTAGATTGAAATGTAAATAGTGTAAATAAATAAAAACAGGTAAGTCAGGCCAATCAGTTTTGCCACCGGATGTCAGGTAAACGGTGCTGTCTGTAACCTGGCCCCAGGCGACTGGGTTATCAAAGCCAACCCGGCTGGGTGCAAAGCCCCTCATTCCGACTCGGGAGGGTCCCTGGCACGTAGGCTGGAGAGGACGCACAAGTCAGACCAGAAATGCCACCTGAAAGCATGCTAAAGGTGCTGTCTGTACATGCCCCAGGAGGACTGGGTTAACAAAGCTTAACAGCCCCAGCGGCCCAAACCATGGAGTGCGTGACCATGGCGTAAGGACTAGAGGTTAGAGGAGACCCCGCTGTAACTTGGCAAGGCCCAAACCCGCTCAAAGCTGTAGAGACGGGGGAAGGACTAGAGGTTAGAGGAGACCCCTTGCCGTTAACGCAAACAACAGCATATTGACACCTGGAAAGACAGGAGATCCCCTGCTTTTTCAACACCAGCCACAAGGCACAGAGCGCCGTAAAGTGTGGCTGGTGGTGAAAAAATCACAGGATCT